GGAAAGGATTAGCACCGTTAGGATAGATTGGTGCAGAATTGCCTGATGTCCCACTTTGAGTGTAGACATAATTGTAGATGTTGGAGAAGACGTACTGACCCGCAGTGACTGCGGTGTTGCCAACCCAAATGTTGGGTGACACGCCCTGGCTGGTACTGGAATTGTAGGCTAGGGGAGCTGTGGTAGTCTGGAGATTACGCAGACAACCAGTGTCTCTAACGGTGCGCTCTCTCGCCTCGTTAATGTAGGTGGTTAGCTGGTTTTGCGTCCAGAAAACATTGTTAACGTCATGGAGCAAATTTTCAACTTGGCTGAGATAGTCGTTAAGCGTTGCCATTTGCTGTCCATGTTAGGCTACCTTCATTTGAGTCTTTTCCCCCGAACCCTTCTGGAGGGTTAGGGGTACTCGTCCAACAGCCGAGGGTAACGAGCTGTTTTTCCCTGGTCTTTCAGTTGTAATTTCAAACTGATCTAACTTTTTCAAACCTTCTGCTAGTTCGCTGTGCAGTTGTATCCACCCCCAGCGAACCAAGATATGCTCTCGATCATCAAGACCATACCCAAATAATTGCACAGCTGCCTCAATAGGCAACTCTACAGGAGTATTCTTTTTGAACTCGTAAGAACCCACAGCGAGCTGTGTGTCCCCACGGTTCGTAACAAACACGTTCATTAGAACTGTACAACGTCACCGTAAACTTGGAAGTTCACAGTGTTGCTATTACCAGAAACTGTGGTCACATTCACATAAAGTGACTGTGTCAAGTTGCCAGTAACTGAAGTTGTAGTGGAGTAAGGCGTTGCTATGGTCAAGTCTTGGTATCTGCCCGCTGCAGTGATGTTACTCAAAGCCACGTTAGCAACTATCGCATTGGATGCGTTGCCGTCATTGCTTGTTGTAATCGTCACATAAGCAGACGAAACAGACCCTGTAGGATTGTTGACAGTAATTCTGCGAGGAATCACTGCACCAGAACCTACTGCAGTCCCTGAGTTTGTGAGGCCACCATTCAACAAAGGAATAGTGGCAACCGCATTACCCAAGGCTGCCATAGACACAACTGTAGCTTGACCAATACGACCGTATCCAAACGAATCCAGATAATACTGACTGACTGAATCGGGATTAGCCATTGTTCACTCCTTATGATGCGTTGTATGTACCAGACACGTTCTGTCCACCGTCAACAGTCAACAAAGTAACTGTAGCGTTGGTAACAGAAGAGTTGGCAAACACGTTAACACCGTCAGAGAAGATCATTCCACCAGTGTTGTTAGCCAACACGGTTGAAACTGCTGTGATGTTACCGTTGGTATTTACTGCGCTGGTGGCCTGAATGGTCACGTTAGCAGTAGGGAACACAATGTAAACACCAGCGGGAATGACGTTACCAACTGTTGTGGCGGGTGTAGTGGTAATCTGGAAATACGCACCAGGCGTATTAGCGACTGCACTTGCAAGGATAATTTTATTAAGAGCTAATGCCATTTCAAATTCTCCTTATAGCGACAAATAATTGTAGCCAGTGATCTTAGACATTGACTTGGGCTTGACAGACACCAACTCAGCAATCATAAGAACAGCACCGACATAACCGATTTGCCAGTTAGGTAGAGTGGACTCAAACCCTGTGAACACAAACGAACCTTGCTCATGGATATAGAGCGACAAGTAGTTGGTGTTGAGGAAGTACACTGTGCCTTCTGGACAGTATGGGTCTGGATAGATTGGCACGCCAGCAACCATCAATGCACGGAATGCAGCTTGAGGGCCGTTGTTGTCACCATCAAATCCTGAACCAGGAGTGATCACATATTGCTCTTGACCAACAAAGTCTTGAGCCAACAATGTCCAAGTACCAAATCCGCAAACACCGAAAGAAGGCATTTCTGCACCTTTTTTCACTGTACCAGAGATGTACTGGAGAATGTTTTGACGTGTGGGGTTTACGTTACCAGCTGCGTAAACCTTAGACTGCCACCAGGTATAGGTGGAACGGTTGATGTTACCGTAAGTAGTCTGGTATGCAGCACCACCTGTACCATCATCCACAGCAGCGGGCAAACCGATAAACTGTTGATTGTTGGTAGTGTTGTTGTACAAGGCCGTTGCCATTGCGTCCATCATGACGTTTGTTGCGTCATTCATACGGGCTTCAATCAACGGGATAATTGCAGCGTCTTGTTGAGCCACGCCTTCCATACCGAGGAACGGTACGGGAGAGATCATCAACTTGAGGTCAAATTCAGCGTTGTAAGCACCTTGTTGGACTGACGGCTGGGCAAAAGAGCCAGAGTAGTCAGACCATTGAGCGTTTACAAACTGTGCGCCCTGGACGGGAACAGTTACTGAAGAAACACCACCAGAGGCTTGTTGACTGTTGGCAATCAACGCAGCCATTAGTGGCGTAGAGTTATACAGTTGGACAACCAGTTTAGGAATGAACGCACGTCTTGTGACGTAGGTTAATTCTGTAAACTGACTTGACCCTGTTTGAGGCAGAATACCGCCACCAATAGCCATAGTTAGCTCCTTAAAGACGGGCATCTCTGCCCAAACAAATTACACCCTCTTTTACAAACCAATAGGACGTGTAGGCTTACGCAAATCTGCGAAAGCACGCACGGCCTCTTGCTGTGCTGCACCTCTGGGGTCTTTCCAATACTTGCCAAGATCGAACTGGCGAATAGCACTGGGGTTGTACCCTGTTGGTGTTGGCACAGCTGCCTGTTTCATCCACCGATAATGCTCTGCAGCCGTCTCATGGTCTGCAATGCGTTTCTCTAGCATTAACTTTTCAACTGCTGGTATCTCGTCTTCAGACACCAAACCCTTTTTGACCATGCCATGCCTGATCTTTTCTAGGTTTTCTACTGCTTCTTTCTGCTGCAACTTAGCCCTGATAGCATCGTTTTCCGCACGCATTTGTTGAAGAGCAGAGTTGGTGTGGTCCTCAATTTCGAGTTCTGGCACATTCAAGCCAGGACGAATCTTTTTCGTCAACCGCAATATATCCTTGCGTGTTTCTGGCGTGTCAGCGAGTTGCTGCATGAGGCCAGCCAACTCGTCTCGTTGTTCAAGTGACAGATTTTCTAAAGACATTTTGTTACCCTCTTACCGTGTTAGATTACTTTTTTGCCGTCAGCTGGTTTCTCAACTTTCATGCCTTGAAAACCAGCTTTTGTTGCGCCAGACAAGCCACCGAGTTGAGAATAACGAGGCGTGTTAATAACGACACCGTTTTTTTGATTGTTGTCTGTGGGTCTACGGGGAGTAGACGAACCTCTGGGTTTGAATAAGTCCATGATCGCTCCTTACATTGGGGGGGGCATACCACCGCCTGGGGGAGGTGGGGGGGGTGGAGGCATTCCACCACCAGGTGGTGTCATACCAGGAAGGGGTGCAGCTGCAAGTGACTTACTCTCTGGAGTAGCACCGCCAGCTTGAGGTAGAGACTGTAGCATCTGGATAATTTCAGACTGCTGCAACTCGTTTGTTTTGTTCTTGCGTGGACCAAGCACTTTGTTCAGCGTAGAGATGGCAGCCAAGATAGACTTGCCTTCTTCTGAGTCTGAACCGATAGAGGCCAATGACTGCTCCAGCAAGTCTTGCGCCATGCCAAGGTTGATCATTGCTGCTTGTTTTGTCCCCATCTTGGGTTCAGGTGTGGACATGGGCGAACCCATAGGAGGTGTTTCTGCGTCAGGCGGGGCAGACCCCATGCCAGCAGAGGTGGGCAATACAGGTGGAGGTGCGCCAGCTGACCGTGGGCCACCCATTAACTCCATCAATTTGTCTTGCGGAACACTCATAAATTCTCCTTGCCCTAGTTTGTAACCACTTACAAACTTTCTGTCAAGTGGGTGGGGGGTATTTAGCGACATACCCCCCAATGTCGGTTCATCCCAAGGGATTACTTACGCTTATGTTTACGAGCTTTACGCATGGCAATCTCCTGAACAAGCGGTTTCTCGATTAGGGGAGAAACCATACCCTCTTCCTTTGCAAAGAAGACTTATCTGCGTGTTTTACGACCACGTTTGTGAGCTTTGTACATAACAACCTCCTGATTAAGTTCTGGCGTAAGACCGTTGAGTCCTACCTCCAGACGAGTTTTTAACACCAGTCTGACGGTATGTCAAACCAGGTCCTGACGATTCCCGTTTCAGCGTTTCAGAGCTGACTCTGGGTTGATCTGCACGGGGTTGAGTTTGTGGACCACCCACATTCTTTGTTGCCATGATTAACCTACCTTTTTGAGATCGGGTTTCTCTTTGTGAGATGGAGGAGCTGGGGGTTGCCCAGCTTTAGATGCCTCCATTTTCTTGAGACGTGACTTCAACTCTTCCTTCATTGGTGGTTCAACCAGGTCAATCAATGACTCCTTGTCGATCACGCCAGCCTTAAAGAGGTTGAAGGCCATCTGTCTGTTGTCTTCCATGAAGATGGGGGAGTTGCTGTGTGCATCCACCTTCACAGTAAAGTTACTGGTGAACTGTTCAGCGATAAACGTGTGGCCTTGAGTGTCTTTGAACCTTGTATCGTCATACTGCTGCATACATTTGAGGTAGAGAGTTGCCACTTTCTCTAGGCTATCCTCAATCACGAGCGCACGCTTTTTAGTTCTAGAAGAACCTAGACGAGCCAGTTGACTTGCATGACCCGCTGACCTCACCCCAGCTTCACCCTTGCCTGAGAGGACGTTGCCAATACCGCTGGCCTCCTCAAACATGGCATCTATCTCTCTGATTTCTGTGAATAGATCAGGTGGCATATTTGGGGCCATCTTCTCTACTTTTGCGTTGGGCATATCTGTAGACAGTAGACCACCCGCACGGTTCAGCGCAAAGTTCTTCTCATCTAAAATACCCGTGAACCCGATCAAGGCCGTGGGTGGGCTGACCTGTTTAGACAGCAAGTCCAGAATGTCAGTCATGCGCCTATTACGCAGCTGCTGCAGATAGATCAGACGCTGAACCTCAGACCCGCCCCAGTAGTAATCATAGAGTGGGTTGGGGCACAGCTGTACAAACGGAAGTTCACCCTTCATGAAGAGAGACTCACCTGGACGGTCATAGATGATCACGTCTGGGTCTGCTTTTGTGACTACACGGTAGTCAGCAATGTCATCATCCCAAATCCACAACTCGGTCATTTCAACCGTATCTTCTGACACCTCGGCTTTGTATCTATTGCCCCCCGCCAAGTCTAGGTTGACGTTACCGTAGATGGTGGGGTTGGACTGGCTAATGATGATCCGCTCTAGCCCGTTTGCAATCTCTGTTCTCTCGTGAGGCATCGAGCCAACACGCTGCACAATTTCTTCCCGTCTGGGGTGCGAGTACAGGCGTGCATACAACTCAGACTTGGTGATGTAGTATTTCTGAATCAACGCCTCTTGTCGGTCTGTGTAGGTGATGTCTTCACGCAACACGCCCACACTGCCTGGTTCAACCATGTACGGGTGAATGCCGTTGTTCATGATGAGTTTGACGTAGGCCGTGCCGTAGACCAGTGACCAAGTAGTGGCAGTAGAGAACACTTGGTCAGCGTTGGAGTTGAGCCACTCGTCATTGAGTGCTTTTGTGAGGACGGGCACTTTCTGGTGTTCGTTCTCAGGAATAGACGCACCTAAGTTAATGCTGAACCTGGTGGTTTCTGCTGAGTAGAGAAACGAGGTCAGCTGGTCTAGGTGTGGGAAGATTTTGTTGTAGAGGGCTGGGGCTTCATCAGGCCCATTGCCAAACAAATACCAGTTTCTGAGAGATGCGTAGTCAATCTTGCGAGAGCCTATAGAGACTTCACATTTGTAGATGATCTCCTTAAAGAACTCATCTCGATCTAGCGCATTCTTGGGTATCTTCATGTTTGTACTTTCAGACCCTCGTGATCAACCATTGTCCCAGCACCCGCCTTGGGTGGTGTGAATTGTCCTATATCTCTGGGCAAAATGGAAACAGATTCGTCTTTGACGGCCTTGAATTGCCCGCCCATCACAGATTTAAGGTTGATATTACCACCATTGCCCCACATCACGCTATCCCCAGGCCGTGGTTCTTTCTTTTCTTCTGCCATGCGCTTGTTGTTGGCCTCCATAGCCTCTGTAGCCTGGGCAAATTCCTTGTCTGACAGCTTATTTTTGCGTTTTAAGTAGCCAGTTTG